AGGTGAGGTAGCTGAGAAAGTTAAGAAGCAAGTAAGAGATGGTGTGTTTAACAGACATGAAGTAGCTAAGGAACTAGGAGATGTACTGTGGTACTTAGCTAATCTAGCCAGTGATATTGGCTATAACCTAGATGAGATAGCTGACATAAACATTGAGAAGCTTTCAAGTCGTAAGGACAGAAACAAGATACAAGGTTCAGGGGACAACAGATGAAGATACTTAGAGCAATAGGTAGATGGTGGTATAGATTTATTAACTACATGATTACTTGGCAGCTACATAGGGATGCAGTTAAACATTTAAACAAGTTAACAGACAGGGAACTAAAAGACATAGGTCTTACAAGGGGTGAGATAGATCGAATGATCTGGTTTAAAGAAGACAAACAAGATAGAGGGACTAAAGAATGAGCAATAACTACCTACCAACTGACTACCAATCTTTCATACACAAGTCACGGTATGCTAAGTACATAGAAGGTAAAGGCCGTGAGTCTTGGGGTGACACTGTGGAAAGATACATGTCTAACATTGTAGGTACTTTAGTAGACACTTCAACTAAGAAAGAACTAGAGAAAGCTATCTTAGACTTAGGTGTCATGCCAAGTATGCGGTCACTTATGACTGCGGGCAAGGCGGCTGATCGTGACAATGTTTGTATGTATAATTGTAGCTACTTAGCTGTTGATGATGTCAAAGCATTTGATGAAGCTATGTTTGTGTTGTTATGCGGTACTGGTGTAGGGTTCTCAGTTGAATGGCAGTCAGTACAAAAGTTACCTGAAGTACCTAAGTTGTTTGAGAGTGAAACAAACATAGTAGTTAAAGACAGTAAAGAAGGTTGGGCTAAGTCTCTTCGACAGTTGATTGCTTTACTCTACAGTGGTGAGATACCAACATGGGATGTATCTAAGGTACGACCAGCAGGTGCACCTCTTAAAACATTCGGAGGTAGAGCATCAGGTCCTGCTCCTTTAGTGGATCTGTTTAACTTTACAATTGAGACATTCATTGGTGCTCAAGGACGTAACCTATCATCTATTGAGTGTCACGATATTATGTGTAAGATAGGTGAGGTAGTTGTTGTAGGTGGTGTACGTAGGTCAGCTATGATCTCATTATCTAACCTATCAGATGATCATATGAGACATGCCAAGTCAGGATCATGGTGGAAAAACAATCCACAAAGAGCATTAGCTAACAACTCTGTTTCATATACTGAGAAACCCGATAGCTTATCCTTTATGAGAGAGTGGATGTCTCTTGTTGAATCAGGTTCAGGTGAACGAGGTATCTTTAACAGACAAGCATCTAAGGTACAGGCTCTAAAGAATGGTAGACGTGACACTAACTATGAGTTCGGTACCAACCCTTGCAGTGAGATAATTTTAAGGCCGTCTCAGTTCTGTAACCTGACTGAAGTTGTAGTACGAGCAACAGATAACATTGACACACTGTCTGAGAAGGTACGCCTAGCTACAATCTTAGGTACTATCCAATCTACATACACTAAGTTCCCTTACCTTCGTAAAGTATGGAAAGATAATACAGAACAAGAAAGACTGTTAGGTGTATCACTAACAGGAGTCATGGACAATCCGTTAATGACCTTGAAGAACAAAGGCTTAGACAAGACACTTGCTCACCTAAAGAAAGTTGCTGTAGATACAAATGCTGAATGGGCTGACCGTCTAGGTATACCAGTATCAGCTGCTATAACTTGTAATAAACCTAGTGGTACTGTATCACAGTTAGTAGATAGTTCTAGTGGCATACATGCTAGACACTCTAAGTATTATATCAGGACTGTACGAGGTGACAACAAAGATCCACTGACACAGTTCATGATTGATCAGGGTATACCTAACGAACCTGAAGCATTCAAACCTGACCAGACTACAGTGTTTAGTTTCCCTATGAAGGCTCCTGCAAATGCTGTAGTTACTGCTGACATGGCAGCTATAGAACAACTAGAGATGTGGTTAGCTTATCAACGTCATTGGTGTGAACACAAACCGTCTGTTACTATTAATGTTAAAGGAGATGAATGGTTTGAGGTAGGTGCATTCGTTTACAAACACTTTAATGAAATGTCAGGTGTATCTTTCCTACCTTACGATGAACACACATACCAACAAGCACCCTATCAAGAATGTGACAAAATCGAACCTGTATATAAAGAGAGAGAGGTTGCAGACAAAGACGGACTGTTTGTATCAGATGAGATAGCTAAACACAGTTATAAATCACTGTTAGCTTTGATGCCTAAGAAGATTGATTGGTCTAAAGTCTCTGAGTATGAGAGTGAAGACAATACATCAGGTAGTCAAACCTTAGCCTGTAGTGGTGACAGTTGTGAGATAGTAGACTTAGTATAATGTTGACTTCAGTAGGAATATATATAGCAGTAGTACTAGCTCTTGGTTTAATCCAAGGGTTAGTATAAACAGAAAGGTTACCATGTATACAGTAATAACTAAAGACGAATGTCCCTTCTGTGGATCAGCAAAGACTTTACTTGATAAAGTAGGACAAGGTTACACAGAGTATAACGTACAGACCCAGAGTTCTAAGTGGATACTGACGTTACTAAAGAAAGCAAATGTTAAAACTGTACCACAAATATTCTCATCAGATGGTTCACTGATTGGTGGGTATGCAGAGTTAAGAGTATTCCTAGATCCAGAAACTACAGAAGGAAGAATATAATGGTTATGGTTAAGAGGCCTTTCAGCAAGGCTTTGTATGATGCTTACGATGGCAAGGCTAAGGATAGATTAGCTGCTTACCTTGAGAGTGTAGGACACACAATCGTCAGCACAAAGGAAGACTACAACGTAGATGTTGTTTCTCGGAAAGGTAACTACACATACTTCAATGAGGCTGAAGTTAAGACAGGATGGAAAGGTGATTGGAATACTAACTGGGCTGAGATAAGATTGCCTGAACGTAAAGGTAGGTTAGTTAAGCTTTACAAACAACAGAATGGTGTGTTAAACTTCTATATCTTCAGAGCTGATATGAAACAGGCATGGAGAATTAAAGATAACTTACTAACTCAGGATGGACTGAAGGAAGCTAAAGGTAGATACATTACCAAGGGAGAGAAGTTCTTCCATATTCCTTACACAGATGCTGAGTTAATTACTTTAGATAAGGAGGCTGCCTAATGGCTAAGTGGAACTTAGATGCACAACTTGAACACCCTATGATGGAAGAAGCAGAAGCAGATGTTGTCAACCAACCACCACACTACGGCAACGGTAAGATAGAATGTATTGATTACATGAAAGATAACATGGATCACATGATGTTTATGGGATACCTAGAAGGTAACTGCAAGAAGTACTTACATAGATACAGGTACAAACAGAAACCTTTAGAAGATCTCCGTAAAGCTAGATGGTACTTAGATAAATTAGTAAAGGAAATGGAAGGTGAATAATGTTTACCCCGATTATACTACTGTGTTACCTAGAGACAACAACCTGTATGACTTCATCCGATCCTATAGTCTACGATAACTTAGAAGACTGTGAGTATAGTTTAAGGATTGGTGTACAGGAGTTACTCAAAGCTAAGGATTGGAATATAGAATCAGTCCAGTGTTTAAGTTGGTACATAGATACTTAAAAAGAAATAAGCCCCTCGGATTTCTCCTTGGGGCTTTTACTATGTTATATTATAACATTGGTATTAGTAACCTGATTTCTTCTTAACCTTCTTCTTCTTCTTTTTAGATGATGCTTTATGACTTGCACCCTTCATTAGTTTACCATCTGGCATGTAGTGATAACCTTTAGGTGCTTTCTTCTTTTTCTTTGGCATGTTCTTTCCTCTCATTGTTTAGATGCCCACATGTTATCAATCATGTTAGGATATTTTCTACCAGCCTTAGATGCTCTAGCTCTAGCCTTCTTCTTCTGACCATCTGTCAAAGGTTTAGACTTACCTAAAGACTTAGGACGTTTCTTTTTCCATATAGGTTTCTTATCTGCCATTACCACTTCACCTTGTTTGCCCAGTAAGCTGCACTCATCTTACCCTTCTTAATGTTCTTAGCATGACGTGCTTTAAATGCTTTATTTCTAGCTGATCCATCAGGACTACCCTTAACACCCTTCTGTCCAAAACGTATAGTCTTTATCTTGTCACCTTCTTTAGCAACTACAACGTGTGATTTAGTTGAATGACTAGGAGTAGCCTTAGGTTTATTGTAACCTGATACTCCTGCTCGTTCTAGCCTTGGGTCTTTCTTCTTTGCCATTCTATCCTCTTTATTTTAAGGGGTTGTCTACCAGTGAATCATATGCTTTCCATATATCATCTATTTCTGTTTGGTATTTGTCAAGTTTATTATCCAAACTATCAGTGATCCCAGTCGATCTCTCAACTTGACTACGTAAGTCAAGCAAGTCTTTCTGTTGTTCCAAGATTGTTTGCATCTGTGTACTAATCGTTGACAACCTAGTGTTAAGCCCTCTAACATCATTATCTTGTACCGCCTGTTCTAGTGTTTGTATTCTTGAACTCAGCTCTCCTGCCTTGCTATCAAACGAACCTGACTTCTTTACAACTGTTTCTATCCCTGACTCAACAGCATAGAACCTTTGCAATGT